AAGCAGCAACCACTAGTAGAATGAATCCAGCAATAAGTTTTCCTAATTTATTTGCAGAACCTGCTGGAACTGGAGTAATAATTAAATCATCTTCTGCTAAATTCATTTGCAAGTTATCGTAGTCAAGAAACTCTTTTCCTCTTTGAACTGTAAACATTATTCCTTGTTCGGTACAGTCTAATAAATATTTTTTTAATTTTCCTTCTCTTTGACAGTCGATACCATGCATGCACTCTGCTACAGTTGCTGCATTTAGTTTCCAAACTTTTCCAAAAAGTTCGCCCATTTTTCCATTTAAGTATATTGTTCTTGTCATTTTGGCTCTACTATAATATATTTCTTTTGTGGATAACCTATAATTAAATAAGGTATATTCACCGCGTTACAATTGTTCACATCATAAATGCTTGCTTTTAAATTTTTTTGATTGTAATGACTATGCACTACATATAATATTTTTGAAGTAAGTTGATATTGAACGAAAACCTTTGGGTCAATTTCAAAGTCATCTTTATCTTCGGAAATATTTTGACATAAAATCCATTTTTCTACGTCATTTTGTTGGATTACAAGTCCGCACATTTCCCTGGGAGCAGCTTTCTTTGCTGCTTCATACATCTCGTCTAAAAATTGCATTACGAGAATTTCTTTGAACCTGGGAAACCTCCAAAAGGTAATACTACCTCTGTGCTTGGGTTTGCTTTCCCTGTTGAAGTTGCAGTTCCTACAGATATAGGATCAAATCCATATCTCATTTTACAACCTGTTAGTGTCTTGGAGCATACGTCTCCTGGCTCCCAATAATCTCCAAACTCTGGAGTTTGTCCCACAGAAGTCTTTTTTGCTTTCCATAGTTTTGTTAAACCTCCAGATGTATATCTTACATAATCATTATACCTATCATCTGTATAAGCATAATAAGTTGTTGAAGCACTATAAGTATCCCAAACTCTAATTCTTTTTACTTTTACATTACTGTCGCTTAAAGTCCCTGGAGAACTACTTGTTGTTACTGCTTGCCAATAATTTGCAACTGTAGTACTGTCAGCAGAAGTGTCTATACTTCCATCTTTTTTTAATCTTCTTACTGACCCGCCTAAAGTAGTATTTGTAGTATAGTAACTATTTTCTGTTATACTGCTTACTGTAGAAGAGAAAGTGATTGCTCCACTTTCTCCTGTTCCAGGAACTATATATTCATTGTCTAAATTTACTAAAGATATATACTCTGTTGCTCCATTTAAAGAACTTTTATAAGCTGCTTTGTAATTGCTTTCTCTGTTCCAAGTACATGCTCCTACTTTTTCATATTCATTTAGTGTATAATCTGCTCCTTGATAAATCCAAGGACAACCATTTGCTATAACTTGTCTTTTTGGTACGGTGATTCCTTGTAAATCATACGGAGTTGCACATTCAAAAGAAACTACAGTTTTTGTATGTGCTGATATTCTATCAAATATATAAACTTGTCTTGGAAATTCTACGGGAGGTGTACTATCTCCGCTTTCTCCAACTAAATACTTTTTTAAAGTTGTTCTTCTTGTTAACTTTGCTCCTAGTAAGTTTTCATAGTCTGTTATAGAGTTTTTAAAAGTATTTGATATATTTGCAAAAGAAATTGTAGGTCGAGCACTTGTTCCTGAAGGATCATTTTTAAAGCCTTGAGCTTGTAAAGGAATTGCTGTATAAGTACGTATTGTTCCTCCTTCTTCTCTAAATTGAACAGTAGTTAAATCTTCTTCTACTCCTGAATGAAAATATACAGTTGTAGAAGTATCAAGTTCAAGTTCAAATAGTTCAATAAGTTCTGAACCTGGGTCTTGCTTTTGTAAATCTTTAACAATAAGGTCTGTCATGCTTCATATACTCTTCTAAAATTTGCTGTTGCACTATAAAAATCATCATATGCGTAAGTTTTTGTCCATTTCTCACATACAACTTTATACGTTGTTTCTCCGCCTCCAGCATTACTATCTGCAACTACATAGTCAAAAGCAGTTACACCTTTTAAACTTACAAAGAAAGCAATTATATCGTCTATTTCAGCTTTTGTTCTTGTTTTAAAACTTAAAGAAAAAGTTTGCTCTAAAGAATTTATTCCATTTGCTATTCTTTGCTCATATCCATCGCCAAAAGAAGCTAAAAGAACTCTTGGAGTTTCTGTTGAAGATAATCCTTTGTCTGGAACTATTTGTCTATTTCCATAAGATGCTGTTGTACTAAATCCTATTGCCATAATTATTAAATTGGGCTAAGTAAGCCGCCGGGTCTTTGTTGTTCTGCTATCTCTCTTGTTACTGCCATTTGAATTGTTTCACCTAATGCTGTGGATTCTTCTGCTGAAGTTTCTGCCTCTCCTTCATTATTTATTACTATATTGATTGTGGAGTTTACAGGGCCTGCTCCTTTTCCTGAAAGCTGTACTGGTATTTTATCTCCATCTGGTAAAGGAACGATAGCTTCTCTTCCATGCATAAGTACATTGTATCCTGAATCAGGTCCATCTGCAATTCCACCTGCTGCATATCCTTTTCCAAATATTCCTCCATATCTGCCGCTTCCTGGGTATCCTCCGCCTCCTGGAAGAGTACTTGGCATATTAATTTTAGGAGGAGTTGCATCTGCTGTTGGTGTACCAAAATTTGCTATTGCTCCAATTACTCCTGCTGCAATTTTTGCTGCTGCAATTGCTTGTAATTCATTAATTACAGCTATTGCTAAACTTTTTAGGGCTTCTTTTGCTGAAGCAGACCCGTCTATAATACTCTTAAACATTCCTTCTAAGCCTTCTTGCATTGTATCATTTAATTGTCCTACAATTGTATTTGATCTAATGTATTCTTTTTCTTGAGCTCTGGCTAAAGCTAATTTTTTCTCGGCAAGACTTAATTGGTATTTGTCTTCTTCAGTCATCAGTTTATTTATAGATAATTCATTTACTTTTTGTTCTGCAAGTTGTGTTGCTATAGATAGTTGGTCTTTTTTATATTCTATTTGTAATAAATTTGACCTTGCATCTTTTCTTTGCCCTAAAACTGCTTTTTTAGTATTTATATCAGCTCCTTCTAAACCTAATTTTCTTTGTATATCTATTGTGCTTTTTAAAGACTCCCCAAATCTATCGATAGCTGTTGTCATTTCATCTAAAGTTGCGTCTCCTCTTTCTCCGAATAAACTTTGATAAATTTTAGTAACAACATCTTCTTTGTTACCTTCAGTCATTTTTATAGTATCTTGAAAACCTTTATAAGTACTTAATAAATCATCTAAAGGCCCTCTTTTGCTAAGTTTCTGGTATTGTTGCGTAAAGCCTGCAATAGTATTATTTAGTTGTTTAAATGCTGTATTTTGAGCACCTGCTGCTGTATCTACTATTTTTAATTTATCTGTTAAAGTTTGAGTATCTATAGTACCATCTTTGAATTGCTGAAATAAAGTTGCTACTTCAGGATTAATACTACCTAAATCTGTTCCAAAAGCTATTAATTTTTCTCTTAATTCTGATAATTGATCAGGTGTCATTTCCTTTGCTTTTTCAGCTCCTAATAAAACCGAAGCCTTTCCAGATATACTAGCACTTGCCATAGTTGCTACGTTTGCTTCAAATAACTGAGACCCTGTTAAACCTTTTCCAGATTTTTCAGCTACTCGAGCTCTTTCTTTCATCATTTCTTTAAACTCGTCATGCGCTTCTGTAATTCTTTCTTTTGCTCCTTCGAATTGTTCTGCAATTATACTTCCAGGTCTTTCTTTTTGAGCTGTTTCTGCCATTTTACCTATCCAACCTGTACCGTTTTCTAAATCACTTTCAATTTTTTCTGCCCCACCTCTAATTTTATCTGATAGTATTCCTATTCCTTCGCCTATTTTGGGAAATAGTTTCATTACGAAAACTGCAAATCTATCGACTTGGTCTGCTATAAAATTAATAGCTTTTGCAAAGAAAGCTGCTACTTTATCAAAATTTGCTTTAAGGGCGTTATATGCGTCTATTATTAAAGTAACCCAACCAAATATTGCAACTGCTTTAAAGGCAACATTAACTATTCTTGCTGTACTTTTCGCGACAAAAGCCATACTTTTCATAGCTAACTTAAATGCTGCTGCTGTTAATTTAATACCTCCTTTAATGCTATTAAATGTAAATGTCCAAGCTACTCTTGTTATTTTAGAACTTAACCTGGCTTCGTTTGTCATCTGTTGAAATGAAGCTTTAAAATTTCTTACTTTCTTAATATTTTCCCCTGCAAAAATACCTGTAGTTATTTTTCCATGTTTTCTATATTCATCTTCTGCAAGTTTTAGAGCTCTCTTTATACCCTGTACTTGTTGTCTATTTAATTTTTCTTGATTTTTTATTGCTTGCATACCAGAAGATTTTTGTGCTGCTTTAGAATCAAATCCTTTTACTGCTTTAGAAGCTTTTTGTACTCCAGTACCTGAAGTAGCTTTTTTGAAATCTTCTCTAACTCCTGCGAAGGAAGTACCTAAACCACTTCCAAGTCTGCCTATTAAACTACTGTTTATCTTTTCGTTTAGTTGGTCAAATGCGGGAAATACAGAAGAAGTAAGTGTTGTTACAAATATGGCTAAGGCAGCTACTGCTGAGCCTATATTGTTTGTAAAGAAATTAGCGAGTGCTTCTGCTACAGGAGTTATAAAAGCCATTGCTTCATCTTTTAAGTCTATAAAAGTTGTAATTAATTTATTATAAGCATTTATATCTACAGCTTC